AACACCATGAACGAATTACAATTACATCAAAGTGATCAGAGCCACGGGCTTTCTAATCCACAAAGTTTTGACCACGTGCAACGAGTGGCCAAGGCATTATCCTCAAGCACTGTTGTTCCAAAGGATTATCAAAATAACGTTCCAAATACAATAGTTGCTCTTGAAATGGCGCATCGAATTGGTTGTAGCCCAATGATGGTTATGCAGAATATGGACATAATCCATGGTAAGCCATCTTGGAAATCAACATTCATAATTGCTTCCATCAACAGCAGCAAACGATTTGATCCGCTTCAGTTTGAGATGTCAGGGGATGGCGATAACTATGGCTGCGTTGCTTGGACCAGAAATAAACACGGGGATGTTGTTCGAGGGCCAAAAGTTACAATAGGTATTGCCAAGGCTGAAGGATGGTACCAGAAAACTGGAAGTAAATGGAAAACTATTCCTGAGTTGATGCTTCAGTACAGGAGTGCTGCATTTTTTGGAAGATTGCATTGCCCAGAAATACTAATGGGTATGCATACGGCAGATGAGGTCATTGACATAACGCCACAACGTCCTGCAATAATTGAAGCCGTAAACTCAAAAGTTGAAACTACCATAAACTTAGATGTTCCTGAATAAAAAGAGGGGGCATTGCCCCCTCTCCTCACACACACCGGAACACCGGCACATAAGTACACCTACCTATGTAACATTGGGGTATTGAACCCCAGTTTTTTGAAGCCAAGAAATTGACTTACCAAATGTTTTTTGGAAATGCGGCATGTCGGTGAATTTCCAATCTCCACCCCATTCCCATCCATGGCGTTTCAAAATAGCCACGGCCTCCATCCAATCGGATTGGCCATCGCCATCCGCATCAAGCTTGGTATCCCATGATGCCGTTTCAAATGAACCGTTTCCGTCCATGTCTCGAATCAAAACGATGTCCACGGCCAATCCGTAGTTGTGGTATGATTGGCCACCTTTGGCGTTGGTAACTACCTTGCCAGGTTTTGTTCGGCCTTGGGCGTACAATGCATCCTGCTCCGCGAACGTCCTGAGCGTGTATGCGAAACGGCACATGGCTCTTCCTGTCAGCGCGGAACAAATCTCATTGTAAATCTCCAACGCCTCCGCTCGAAGCGATGGATGAAGAAGATTGATTCTGGAAAGCGTCAGTTGATCCATAACCCACCTATCAGAATTTAATGATAAAATTCATGGCCACGTTTCTCGGACGTGTTTCTGCGCCACCAGTTGAAGCCGTTGCTCCATTTGGTATGCCGGCAGTTTGTTGTGTAAACGAATTAGCCCCGCTTGATGTTGAAATACCTACTTGAGTCAAACCATGGGTGTGGGCTTTAAGCAAATCAGATTGAGCGGAGCCAAGAGCGCGTCCGGTGTCAACTCCGCGTCCGCCATCGAGACCTCGTATGAACTCGCCACGAAGATCGGGGAGACGGAACTCTGACCCAGATTCCCCACCAGTGTTATAGGTTGTTCCAATAGCACGAAAAAGTTCAGGAAACTGTGATCGAGATACAACAAACCCATTACATAAAAGCCACCCATCGGGTATTGTATTTCCCGCGTAAGCATTTACTGTGCCCGCTGGAACGCCACGTTCACGAACGTAAACAGTATAATATGTATCGCCTTTCCTAACAACCATCAATACATCGTCAGGTTTTAAAAAAATGGAAATTTCACCGTTGTCAAATGTTGTACCGTCATCATCAAATGTTTTTACAGTACAAAAATTAAAGGTGTTTTTGTTTTTGAACAGTATGGCTTGTCCGTCTAATAAAGCGTCTGCGTCCGCTATATCTGGGAGGGTCATTGTAACTGAAGCCGTCCCAGTAAAAACAACAAGCCCACCCGTGTTATCAATTGTCAGCGTCTGATTGGAAGAATAAATAAAGACCGACTTGATTTGTATGTTTCCTGCAAGCAGGTTATCAACTTTTTCCTTCAGCCATTCCGTTCGATCGCCAAGTTGTTTTGGTTGTAAATTTGAAATGCCTGCTGGTCCACCTTGAACAGGGTCTGACGTTTCAAGCTGGTATATGCCAGCGTTCCAATTTGCTGCAAGAGATAAATTTGCCATTGTTTGAGATTAAAAGGTTATCTTCCACGCACCCGCTATTCGGATGGTATTGTCTTTGTTTATTACTGCTCTTGTTTTTCGGGCGAACATTACCCCGTCTTGATTAAATAAACCAAATTCTTGTATGGCAGTTCCATTGCCCTCTGAAGTCTCAATACTAAAGTTAAACTGAACTTGTCCGTCAGCAGGATATGTAACGGACGTAATCGCCTTGCTAAATGGAGACGTGATGGATGTATCACCTGCCGATGGTGCTGCACCACTTGTTCCTGCCTTGAAAGATGTAACTTTCTTTCCAGCTGAATCACCCCCAATAAGCTTAGAAAGGTTGGTTCTTCCAAGTAGGACTACAAGGTTTGAATCGCATGATTTTTCAATGCATTCACCATCTTTGTAAACCTCGAGATAAACCTCCCCTTTTGCTTTTATGGTATCTTCATTTCTTTGGCTTCTAAGCCAGTCAATTATTGCTTTCATTATGGTGTAATTGTTATTGTGAGATCGTCAATTCCTGAGTCGTCTCCATTGTATTGGTAGAAGCCGTTATGAGTAGCAGATGCGTTGTATTGCAGTCCATTTAAATTGTCGGAAACAATATATCCATACTCAATGTCTTGTATTTCGTCCGCACATGATTGGGAATCGTTAATTCTTAATCCGGCAGAAATATCAAGTAAATGGCTTCTGGTGTTTTTGTATTCGTTTACTAATGCCACCACGTCTGGATACAAGTCCGATGTCCAAGAAAATGAATCAGAAATATAAATTATGACCCTAAACATAGCCCAATGTGGACTACTGTAATAAATGGTAGCGTCATGTTCATTGGTGCCATCATAATAAAACCCAACTATGTGGTCATCCACCTCAACATCGTTATACCCAAGAACCTTTAAGCTTTGGGCTACCGCCCATCGAGTACCCTTGTACCGGTGTAAGTCTATGGCCCTTTTGATTAGGTCTCGCTTCTCTTCTTCGGTTTGACAAAACCTCATGCCTTTGTAGCCCTCAACGTTAAACTGAACAGCAAGAAATGGCAATGCATCGGCGGGGCAAGTATCAACCATGTTCATCAATACCGTGCCAAGGTCTATTTTCTCAAGTTGAGATGCAAACGCCTCTTCAAACACTTTTATGTGTTCAACGGCTACCGATGGTGCAAGAACTGACTCCATTATGGCTCGCTGATTCCAACTATGTTAACCACTAATGAAACGCATTCAGCGTATTGGTCAATCCCAAGAACAACATTGCTTGATGGCGATACAACTTGTGCATCGTATAGGCCATCAGAGGCAATATCTTGCTTTATTTTGGTAGGTACCAAGTCGAGGCCAAGTTTGCTTCGCTTTTCATCTGCATACTTTGTGAGGGCGGTAATTGCTTTTTCATGCTCAATATCAGGATCCGCGTCTGGAAGAATTGTGAGATTGACCGAAATGGTGTATTCATACGCAGTTGGTGCAATTACCAGCGGTGTATCGGTAAGTGGTCTTACCTTAACATCATCGCATATATCAAATACCTTATCAAGTATGGCTTGCGGGGTTTCTCCACTTTCCATCAATGGAAAAATCTCTACGCGTCCTGGGACCACCGACCGTACTTTTACATCCACGATGTTAGGGCTGGCCGTCTTAGCCCAATACTCATACGCGCCGGATGGTCCCGCAACGCTAAAAATAGAAGATGCAAGTTTTATCCGCTCTCTCAACTGAATGTCGGTTTCAGCGGATCCACCTCCATTTGTTGTCTCAACATTTGATGCGGATAACAAAAATAGTTGTGGACTTTGAATCAAATTGATGGAGCCTGGAAGGTATGAATTTCCTGTTTCTCCTGATTGTAAACACGTTGCGCCTACGGTGATAGTTTCCACATTTGCTTCAACCTCAGTTGCCACATCGGTGGCAAAAATGGCCATACCATCCGCAGACGCAACAGTGAACCCAGCGGGTATGACAAGGGCCGCGTGGGAAGAAATAAATGTTAGTTCGAGGCTACATACCGCATTTGATGCGGGGAGCCTTACAACGCCTACAAGTTCGCCAAGGTAATCCAATACCGGTGCCGTTGCAAAAGAAACAAGATTTTGTTTTGCTGCTTCGTTTACTTTGTATCGAAATAAAAACTCCCGATAAGCTAACGAATTGATGAGCAATGTTTCCGGCTGCCCAGGGCGAAGTGTTTTTCCAGTAGATGCTTCATAAAATGCAACCATTTCATTTTGAATGGCCGTAACATCAAGGTCAACAAAAACAGGTGTAGGAAGTGCGCTCATTATGCCTTGAGGTTGTATGTAACGTCAGCCTGGTCTGTATTGACTGTGTTTTTTATGTCGTATTTTATCCTTACGATAAGGTTTGATCCATCGTCTGACAAAACGTGCGTAAAGGTAATGTTTTCTATCCGTTCTTCCCAAATTTCAAGAGATTCAAATAACTCCTTGTAAATCCCCGTTAGCGCAACATTTATTGGCAAGTCCAAGTATTTGTAAGCATCACAACCGAACAATGGCCTAAGAGGGTCTGAACCGGTTGGTGTGGTGGCAATTATTCTGATGCATTGTTTTATGTCATCAGCACCTTGCACTATTTTGCCTTGTTTGGACAAGGATAGCGAATACTCTATGTTTGTTGGGCTTGACATTATGATAAGGTAGGAGATACACGCGTTGATGATGAAACAGAGCCAGATGGACTAATCAATGCATCGGGGAAAACCTCATCGTTGTATTTCTTGATGCCTTGGGCGATGACCGTAGCCAGCCCATGTTTGAACCTTGTCTGCCCTTCCGCAGCAGTTTCGGCCCCAGCGCAGTAGTCGAGCACCTCGGTTTGAATCTGTGGCTCGAGATAGGTGATAAGTTGCGCGAGTGTGAGTGCCATTAGGGTATCAATAAGGTTTGTAATCTGGCCATAATTGAAGCATAACCTGGTGCGTTGATTGGAGGAGAGGTAGGAAACCCAAGGTTGCCGGTATGCGTTTCGGTCGTAAGTTGGGTAAGTAAATCGTTGATGATTGCATACAGCGTCTCTCCTCCTTTTTTAATCCGAAACCCACCAACTTCATTGACTACAAACTCGCTCGCTCCAACCTTGATACTGAACTCATGGGCTGCACTGTCGTACTTCACAAGCGATCCATCCTTGTACTTAACCACGGAAACAGAAGGACCTGAATCTTCAGGTTTGTCTTGACTATTAAACCTCGCTCCAATAACCTCCCCGTCAGTACACGTTTCATCCATCAAACAAACAACCTGTTCGCCGGATTGATACGGGAAGAACTCTTTGGTGCCCTTGGTGCCTCTTGTTATTATTGAAAGCCAACCAGACGTAATATCGTCCTCTTTAAAGAAAACCTTCACGTATCCCTTTTCGGCATCAATTTCGGTTATGTAGCCAATCTTCCTCATTAGTATTCAACAACAGTTTCCGGCGTAGTAAGCACCTTTTTAATGCTTATTGATGTTGTGTACCCACCACCTTTGGAAAGATTGTGTGTACTTGAATCTATATTGTACTGACCGTCAAAGTTACCAAAATCGCTTAGAATAATGTTTTGCCCTGCCGTCAATGAATAACACCCAGCCATTGTTATTGTGCCTGAGCACCCGTCCGCGTTTGCATTGTATAAATTTGATGATGCAACTTGCTCGCCTTGCTCTTGAGACTCTACCCTTTCAAAGACCTTTTTAGTGTCCTTTGAGTAGTATTTTCTAAAAAATTCTGGAATCGTTGGTACCTTAGACGACTCAGGGTAAAGTTTTTTATCAGTTGCGTAAGGATCCTCAAATCCTTTTTCCGTATATGAAGATTCGACGACAAATTTGCTGTTGTCGTTTAAGTAATCAATCATATTTTTTCGCCCAATATCTGTCCCAAGATTTGCAGCTAAAGTATAAAACGCGCCACTTTTTGTAACGTTATCATCCTTTAAGACTTGTTTAAACTTTTGAATTTTTTCTTCATTAAATTCAGGATACAAGCTTTGCAACAACTGCCCTTCAAAAGACTCTCTTTTTACTGACCAAAAAGGATTTTTGCCTACCGCAAAAAGTAAATTGTCTGGATAAAATTGTGCCGTGTTTTTGTTTGGGTCGTCATATATGGCTTGCGCTTTTCCGTAAGTACCGTATGTCTTATCGGTTATGCTCCATGATGAAATATCGGACTTTTTTATTGACATTATCGGTGGTTCACTATGTATGCCCCATGTGCTTAAAAATATCATTTTCCCTCCTCTTAGGCTTGCATAGTATCCATAATTTTCTGCAATCTTTTTTAAAAAGGCAAGGTCAGTTTGCCTGTATTGGGTAACCCTATCAAAAACAGGATTTTGTTTAAACTCGCCTTCCAACTCAAATCCATTTGCAAAACATATATTTCCAACAATATCACTTAGCTTTTGGTTTTCAAACGCTCTTGAGTTTATTGTTCTTGCAGCATTTTTTATTCCAGCGGCTATGGCTTTTATTGTAATTGTGTCTCCAGGCCCTGAAAATGTTATTTCGTCAATTTCAAAAACACCAAGGTAAAGTTCCTCAATATAAACAGAAATCACATCCCCAAATGTAGGGTACCATTTTGATTGCCATAGCTGATCTACGTCATCAACAATAACTGTAACCTCATCGCTTTCACCATGGACTTTATCTGTGTATGTAAGGGTAGAAACATACTGAGTAATTTCAGCGGTTCCATAAAGAACTTTGAATGAACCCATGGGCATATCCGAAGATGTTATTTCTCGCCTGTTTTTATATGGGTCATTTTTTTCGGATGGCGTTATTTTATTGCCTGCCGGTTCTTTTTTTTCTACCGGTTTTTCATTTTCATTAGCCGTATTTTGTTTTTGAGCAATACTATCGGCAACAGAGATAACTGTTCTTGCATAGCTTCCTGACTCAGCATATCCAGCATTGGCTATTGCAAAAATCTGGTCTCTGTAATTTTTTGCTGAAAAAACACCAGCGTTTTGATAACGACCGTTTTCGCGTAAGAACTTAATGTAATTAGCTGCGCTTTCTTCAAAACTATTATACTTTCTGAATTTTGAAATTTTTTGGGCATCATTTGGAGTAGGCAATGATACAGTTGGGCCAGTCCAAGAAGGGTCAGTTTTTATTCCAAAGTAATTATTTGCAGATTTTGCAAGAGATGATTGCCCTGGTGAGTATTCACCTCCAACTGGTCCTTGGCTTTCAACAATAGCTTGGGCCAATAATGTTTCAGGAAAAATACCCGTGCCCAATGAAATAGACTTTGCAGCAGGATAATTTATAGCAACCCAATTTTTCCTTGAAACAGCCATTCCCTTAAAATTAAGATTGGTTGAGTGGACGAATAACCAAATCAATCATTGCAACAGAAATTTCATATCCATACTTAACGCATAGAGATTTATATTCCTCCATAAATGATTCCTGCTTGGATTTTTCAATTTTTTCTAAAAAATCACGTGCTTCTTGCTCTGTAATTTTTTTTTCAGAACAGGATTCTTTTTTTAATGACCATTTTCTATTTGGGGCTGGAGGCATGGTAATTATTTAAAAACAGTTACACGCATACGTAGTGGCCTGAGAAATAAATTAAGTAATTAGTTGAATCGGCAGCGTCGGTGTTTACGGTTAACCTAAGGTTGCCAGTAGGCCCAGTTCCTACGGTTAATTCAGTTAATTTTGAATACCTTGTTGATGGATTGTTTGCCGAAACCGCAAACTTTGGAAATGCAGATATTTGGTCGCGAACAAAAGGCAGGTCAAAGTATATTATTTCACTTTGATTAACATTTGTAGTTAATCCAAACCTTCCGCTAATGTTTACCACGTTTCCAATCTTGTGGTATATCAAAGGTTCTGAATAGTCAATACTGTTTCCATTATTGGTTGTTACATCACCCATGTAATACACCCCGCTCTGAGCCCAAGGGGAAAATGTATCTGTACTTTGGTTATATGTCCCACTTGAGCCGGTATCAATATCAAATGCCAAAGGGTATAGGGTATCTGCCGAGTTTGCTTGAGTGCGTATTAACGACCCGTATTCACTATCTGTAATAATGTAAAATGCTTGCGGTATTAAACATTCAGATGAAACAAGAGAGGATAATTGAGAAACCGTTACAAACAAATTTTTGCTGTATTTACCTGTAAGGATGTCATCTTCGTATAAAATAACATTGTTGACAATGTTTTCCAACCTGTCGCGAACGGTATTCCCCTTAATAAGTTTTTGCTTATTGGTGTAAACGTTATTCCGTAAGTCTTGTATGAGTTGAGCCTTATTCATTAGTCAAATGAGCTATCAAAAGAACCGATACCTGTTTGCGAAGATAGCATTTGTGTAAGGATTTCAGAAGCGGAAACGGCGGTTTGAACACCTGTTGAGTTTGGTGTTTGTTTCCATGGTGCCAAATCGTTAGTTTCAGCGTTTGGAGTTTCTATGATTGGAACAACAACTCGAGTGCCGGAAGGTATTAAACACCTCACCTCAAGGTTTGGATTTTCATTTGCTATCTCGGCAATCTTTGTTGGGTCTCCGTATGCCTTCCAGGCTATCCAATCCCATCTGGTAGGGCCAATGCACGTGTATTCAGTTATTGCCATCAAAACAGCCCTCTAAAACTTGATATTGTTGAAATCGGGGCCGAAAGTATCTTGACAGACCTTAACCCTCCATTGACTTGAGATGCTGCGTCTCTTGCCTCGGAAATGCTTGTTATTGGCATTGCAGAGATTATGTTCTGTGCTGCATTTTGAACTGCGGTAAATGCATCCCCAAGTCCTGTTGTTTGTTGTTGCAACGATTCAGACCCACTTAGAACTGCGTTTGCTTTTTCCATTGAAATATAAATCGCTTCATTGGCTTTTGCTACAATTGCACTTGCTTTTGCCAATAGTCCTGGGTTTTGAGCGGCCTCATCAATGGCAGCATTACTTTGAGCAGATGCCAACGATGCCTCTTGTATATTAACTGAAATTAACGCGGCTGGGTTGGCCGTAATTGACTTTTGAGAAAACATCGTCCTCGGAATGTCTGGATTTACGGCAAATGCATTTTTCTTCGCCTCAATTTCTTTATCGCGTTTTTTTGAAACGGATTGATATTCCTTCAAGTTTACGTTTACGGTTGAGTCTACTATTGTGCCATCAGGCAAACTAAAATTAACAGTTTTTTCAATAGAGGTAACCACAAAGGACCCAACAATATCGCCATTGCCAAAAACCAATAATTCCGCCTTGGCATTTTTCCTCAGAGAATTTAGTTTTTCAAATTCGGATTCTGGATTACAAAAGTTCCCATGAAAGTGCATGACCAATTTCAAGTCGTCCAAGTTTTCACCTGTTCTTTGAAGCTTTGGTTTCCTGTTTACCCGAGCGTGTTCATAAAACACGGTTTCTTTTTTCAGATTAAACTCTTCAGGAGCATTCAGGCTTTCAAAAACGATATTTCCAAAACGAGCATACATTATGAAAAGGACCTCCGTGCCCTTCTTGAATTAGCTTCGTCGATTATTCTCAACAGTTCTTCCTTGTGTTTATTGAGAAGTTCAATAAATGACTTCTTGTCGCCATCCGCTCCGGCACCGATATGTATTACAGGCGAATATGTGATGATGGTTTGCCCTGATGTTGTTGCTGAGGAAACAGCAGTTCCTGCTATTCTTCTGGGGATGCTTCCAACTGCAACATTCATCCCTTTATTCATAGCCTTGGACAGCGCATCGCTTTTCAAGGACAATGCCAATGTTTCCATAAACTTAACCCTATGAATATCTCTAAGCGGCCCAACCTTTGCTGGGCTGAATGGAAGATAATCACGAATCATTTGCATTTTTGAATGCCACCAATTTTTAAAATCGCCCCACCTGCTTTTCATTCCATCCCATATTGATGAAATAATGTTTGCTCCCGCATCCCATAAAATGCCTGGTAACTCAAAAATAAAATTGAACAAACTTGAAAAAAATGTTTTTACATACGGCCATAATGCAGCCAGCAATTTGATTGCCGCAACAACCGCAAGTATTGGAACAAGAACAGGCCAAAAAAAGAACAATAACGCTCCTGCAAGAAGTGCCATCCAAATTCTGATGTTTGTGGATCCGTTTTTGAAGGCTTCAACCAATGTATCCCAATATGCGACCAAAGCAATTATGGCCGCAACTATTAACCCAATGCATATAAAAAACCATCCGATCGGGCCAGCAAGTAAAGTTGCATTAAACATACCTACTGCAAGTGTCCATAAATTCCACGCTGCGGTACAAGCTAAAACAATGGTAACAAGGCCAGCTATTGTTCCAATAATAGCAAAAATAATTTGACCAATAGGGCCAAGTTTTGTGAGAAACGTTGTAATTCCAGTAAGTAAATCCGTAATCATTTTTAGCAATGGGGACATAGCTTCTCCAATCAACGCTAAAAAGTTGACAAACGTTCCGGTGAGTGCTTCCCACCTCATTTTTAATGTTTGGAGCTGAACATTCATTTTTGCGTCCATGCTCATTTTCTGTTCAGCGGCTTTTTTCATATCTCGGTAGCCTTCAACTCCGCCTTGAATAAGACGCATAAGAATTTGAGTATCTTGCCCACCCCCTGAAAAAGCATACATGACATTTGCTCTCTGCTGAACGGTTAGTTTGTTCAACTGAGAAAACTGCTCAATCATGTTATCAATGCCCTTAAAGTTTCCTGACTGGTCAAAGAATGACATTGCTATGCCATAATTTGATGCAGCCTTGTTTAGGTTGTTGATGTTTTCCGTGCTCAACAAGTTTTTGATTGTTGCTGCAAATCCGGTTCCGACAACCTCCCCAGATAATCCGCCGCGAACCAATATCGCAAACATTGCTGACAAGTCTTTTGCCGCATCTAATCCACTAAGTCCAATGGATTTTAATGCTCCACCGGACCTTCCAAATGCAAATTCCATTTCGGTTACGTCCGCACCAAGGTTGTACATGCGCTGGAGCGTATCCATAAACGATTTCATATCCTCATCGGCAACACTTGTGGCATTTTTCATTTTAGCCGCAAACCTTGCTGCATCTGTATAGGCCATGTTTAAAGTAAGGCTCAAATAAGCCGCAGACTCACCAACGCCATTTAAAACACTTTGCGCTGGAATGCCATTGTTGAGCAATACCTCAAACATTTTTTGCATGTCAGAGGTTGTACCAGGAAGTTTATTTCCGAGTTCAATAGTTAGATTTTTTACTTCCTCAAAAAGTGGACTAACTTGGTTAAAGTTGTTTGTCATCGCATTTTGCATGCGAACAGAACTATCTTCAAGTTCAGAAAACGCTTGAATTGGCTGGGCCATGACCCTACGCATACCCTCGGCCATGCCCATCAAGGCAGCAGCGGAAAATGCTTTCTTTAAAGAGCCCCCTGATGCATCGTCAACGGCTTTTTTGCTCCTTTTGGCGGCTCCTTCAATAACATGACTGGCTTGGTCAACCGCTCTTAAAATAATGGCTATGTCAAGCTTTTTGTTCATTGAGAAGAACCGTTTATTTGATTATGCAATTGCACTGCCTCTGTTCCCCATTCTGCGAGTTCAGAAATAGGCATGTCCATTAACTCATGGTAGGTGAACCCGCAGTAGTGGCTAATCCAAGTTAATTCTCTGCGGGTGAGGTAAAATTTGCTCCTGCAATCTCGCCTTGTATTTTCAAAAAGTCTTGCAAAGGAAGATCCCCAAAATCTTCCATTGGCATTCTCTTTCCATCAATGGTAACCAGTTGGGCCATCAATGCAGAAAAAAACTGTTCAACCTCGGTACCGGCAATTTTTTGGGCTGCCATAGCATCTTTGCCCTTGCCTTGCCTTATTTCGGCAATCCTTCCGTCTGATAATGTTAATGTTGTCATAGTGAACTGTGTGTGTATTGTTGCCGAAACGCCTCGGCAGGCTTAATTAGTAGCGGGGACAAGAATCGAACTTGCGACCTCAAGGGAATGAACCTTGCGAGCTACCACTGCTCTACCCCGCAAAGCGATTACAAACCAAGGTTGGCTCGGTATGCCGCAAGCAAGTCTTGACCATTTACACGGTAAATGTTTGCCAAGGCATCAACCTCATAAATTATCTCGTCATTCACCATAAGCTTGATGTAGGTGATGTTTATCATGTTTTCCATGTCAACATTCTCATGCTGCTTAAAGTTGCCCCCAGGGTGCTTTTTGAATGAACCAGTCATAAGAACTTTGTATGGCTCTTGAGCGGTAATTCCGCTACTGTCATGGCTGGTCATGTTTCCACGAACTTGGAAGTCATAACTTCTAAAAAAGTTGGCTGCCTTGCGTTGAACTTCAGGATAAGGTCCAGCCCACTTTATTTTGGCTTCCATTTTTTCAAGTCCTGAGAAGAACTCAACGGTGCCAACCATACCCAATGCCTTGTGCTCGGCCATCTTTGCGCTGATGTCAGGCAAAGATATTTCCTCAGCACGTCCAAAAGTGCTAAGGCCGTCCATATAGACGTTGCAGTTGGTCAGTTTTTTTATGTCAATTGCCATTATTGTTTGGTGTTATTGGTTAAGCCAGAGTTCTCAATGCTGAAATGTCAACAAAACTTTCAAAGGTTATACGCTCACCTGGTACCGGACCCATAAATGAGTTTGTAAAAGTAACATGGCCGGCGGCAATTTCTTCAACTGGATTCTTTGTAGGGTCAAAAGTACATTCTGCTCCAGGAAGAACGGAACCCCTGCCTTCCAAAGTGCGGAAAAATTTATTGACACTTTCACGAACAAGGTCAATCCAAGTTTGATTTATAGGCAAATCAAGGAATTGCAAAGAAGCATATCGAACACTTTCATCGACAACGGACCGAACCATTTGTATAGAGAGGAAATTGTCGGGAGTTGTAACGGAAGGAAATGCTGCCGAACGATTTCCCCATGTGCGAAGTCCTGTACCAAATCCTGATGCCACGGTAACAATGCCAACCTCGTTCAAAGTATTTGCATCGCAAAGTGGGTCATCAATTGCCCAAGTAATTAAACGCTCAGTACCGGTAACCCCAAAAAGTTCTTTGTTTGATGGGCTGTAATGAATGTCATTATTGGTGATAGTAGCGCACCATGATCCCGCAAAAAACGAAGAATATGGGCGAAGCTCATCTGCATCGCTGTAAGCATCGTATGCCTTCAAATATGGGTAGCAAAGCACAGATCGTTTGCTTGATGTATTGAAGTTTATGGAACCGTTTACGCCTCTACCTGCGATGGCATCTGCTTTTGTTGTTCCAACAGGAGCATCAACAATGTCGAAGCCCTTGAACTTATTTGATTTTACACGCATAGCCGCTGCCACGCTGTTCAATGAACTAAAACCAGGACAGATAATCATTTTTGGTGAAAACCCAAACGTATTGTATTGGTCATCCAAAAGTTGAAGCCCAGTTTTTGTATCGGTTTCAGTATCAATGCTTCCAATGATGTCTGAAGCAGAAATTTCACCTGTGTCAATCGTCTTGTAAGTAACTTTTAGGTTGTCGCCATTATTTATGCCAGACCCAGGCAATACAGTAATTACCCCAAAAGAATTGATTGTATAATGAGTGCCAAGAACGTATGTTACGTTCCCCGCATTGTTTTTTACAACAGGAGCAACCGGACCCGAAGGTGCATAGTCAGTTTGTGTAATTCCGCTGGTAACCAAGCATACTTCATTTGTAATGGTTTGAAGCATTGTGGACGGGTTGAAAACATTTACAACCACAACGGTTGCACCGCCTTGGCTGATAATTGAGTTCAACGCTTTTGGAATATCAAACCCTGGAAGTTCATCGCCAAATTGAGCTGCATCTGATGCGCTCCTGACAATTGTAAGGGTTTGAGATGGGCCTTTTGGTGCTATTCCTACAATAGATATTGTCGCTGCTTTTACAACGCGAATAGGCACGGGGCCTCTGTTTACTTCTATGGTTTCAACACCATGTAGAAAATTGGCTGCCATTATTGTTTTTGTGAGGGTTTGGTTTCTTCTTTTGGTTTGATGGCAGACTTTTCATCTACCTCTATTAAGCGACCTTGCTTAACAAGCCTTGAGACATAAAGATTATCGCTTGGCAATTCTTTTGATGCACCTGGGAACAGTATTATGTCTTGATCCTGTCCATTAACAATCAACGTAGCCATAATTGCTATCGTGCCAATGTTTTTGTATTTTTTCATCAGATTTCGGGTTCAAAATTGATTTCACTTGCCAATGGTAAAAGCGATTGTTCAAGGTCATAATCAGATGAATCCTCTACAATAACCGCTTTTGTTTCAAAATAAAGCGCATAGGTAAATTCGCCTTGTTCATTCAGTTCAATTTTGAATTGCTTAAACTGAATTTTCTGCAAACAGCCAGATGGGGTCCAACCGAGCAAAGCTTTTTTACAGTGCCCGAACATGTCGTAAATACCCTTTACTCCACGCCTTTTTCTTGATGTTAACATCAGCAAAAAAGTTATCGTGTCGTCTTGACTTATTTCTGCCGTACTTTTTGATTCGTAAAAATCGCTTGAATAAAAACATACGGTTATGGTTGGAGCGGTTCTTGGCCTTTCGACCTCGGATTCTGTCTCCTCCATTATTTTTGATACAATACCTTCCGGCATTTTATCGTGTAGCCGTTCCCGTATGCTATTTTCAATTGCTTCGTAACTCATTGCTGTTCGTCAATTTGCAAGCGAGCTACAAAGGTTCTACCATCAAAAATAGCGTCTACCTTAGAAACAAAGAACTTTTGATTGTTTACGGTAACGTACTCGTATGACCGAGTATCAACACTTTCCTTTAGGCCCGTAAACACGCCTTTTCGGTATTCCATCATCCAACTGTAAGCGTCGAACTCTGGAAGGTTGTATGCTTGAGACCCAAGGTAAGCATTTGCCTCCGTTGGATTTTTAAAAAGAACGATGCCAGTTTGTTCTGACCCGCCTTCAGCAGGAGTCCAAGTCGCTTCATACCCCATAGTGTTAGACACTATGTCGAATGCGCGATCTTGGAACCTGTCAAAGACATTCATGTTTAAACGTTTATACGGTTGCTAACAGACCTACGGCGCGAAGCTTTGCAAGCAATGCGTTAAAATCTGCAACAATACCAGCAGTATTGTTCGCTGTACTGTCAGCTTGAACTGCCATCAAGTGGCCAAGTTCGTCAATGGTAACTTCTATGGTGGTACCATTATCGCCAACGGTTTGGGTAGCATAGCCAAGAAACTTGTTGCCAGAAAGGGTTTTGGTAACAACTGAATTTGTAGAGTCCCATGCAACAGCAGCACCTTGGGTGATGCCTTTACCGGATCCAACTTCCTTTGCAAAGGAAAATACACCATCGGTTTTTACTGCGCCAGAAGTTCCGTTGGCAATGTTACCCAAGGCAACACCAACCAAGCGGCCAACAAACACAGGGGAACCCGAAGTAATAGTTGCTCCAGTTGAATTAGTCAACTGAAGAACTTCGCCTGAAATAATGAAATTTTGTGCCATTTTTTTTGAGTGTTTATGGGGCGGTTGCCCGCCCCTTATTTAGATTTCAATGATTACGCGCCTGGATTGTAAACAACACCACGGTATCCGATTGCACCTACACCATAGTCCAAGCGAATCTTCCACTGCATTCCGTCAACCTCATAGCCCATTTGGCTTTCCATGTATGGAGTTTGAACTCCATCAAGGAACGCAACCTCAAGCACGGGCTCAACGTTCGGGTCAGCAAACATGTAGTATGCTGTTCCTGAAAGACGAGGAGTATCCACAACGTTGTTCAGTAAACCATTTACCAAATTCGGACGCTGAAGTTTGTTTGAAGCATCAGGATCGTACTGGCTTCCGTTCACAATACGGGCAGCTCCTGCAATCGACATTGGGAACAATCCAATCGAAGGACGGATGTTCAAATAGTCATTGTTGTCCTTGTCTTTTTGTTGAGCCATCAAAATACGCATGGCTTCAAATGAAGCCACCGTAGGGGCTACACCAGTACCAATCTTATTTCCGTGGTCAGTGTGGATCAAAGCTTTGCCATCAACCATATTTGGACCCATGCCGCTGTTCAAAGCAAGCAAAGCAAACAAATCGTTCTCAATTGAACGGGCAGCAGCTTGTCCAAGCATAGCAGCCAAACGAGCAAACGCATTCAAATCATCGTTCACAATCATCTGACGTGAAACGTTGATAAGGTTACCCTTGGTACCAACGCTGATCTTCTCAAAGTCAGCATCGGTAATTTTCTTGGTCTTGAACTCTCCGTTTTCACCTACTGACTCAAGGTCAGAGAAACTTCCCATGCGAAGCCGCTTGTACTCGCGGAAATCTCCAACGGAACCGGTAACAGCAATTTGCCTCCATATAAGAGCAAGATTCTCATAATTGGCCAAAAGAATCCGGCGATTAGTTCCTTCAAGAATAACAGAAAAGTCGCTTCCAGAACTGGTAATTGCACGACCGGCAATCTCCATTTTGTCCATGCCTTCGTAATTTACACCAGCACGTTTCAAGCAATCCTTGGCGAAATCTAACAAAGTCATACCACGGAACTTATTCGCTTCTTTGCGAACATCCTCGTTGTAGTGCTTGGCAACATCGCCCACCTGAGCAGAACGCATAACCAAAGCAGCTTCACCAGCGGTTCTGCGAATTTCAACCTCGCGGTCGCGGCCCACCGATACATTACCATGAACTTTAGGCTGTCCAGCAAATGACTGGTCAATAACTGCACCACGAACAACGTCAATGCTTGAGTTTTCGTTAACGTGCTTATTGACAAAATCCTCTCCAAGGCCAGCTTTAGAGGCTAAAGAACGAATTTCGGTAATTCTCTCACGCTCGGTGCGAGCAGCTTCTGCACGGGCATTCTCTGCCGATACAGGGTCAGGAGATGGAGCATGAGTGGGCGCAGGAGGAACGGGCAATTGAGCCGAACTCTCCAACAATTCAGTCAACTGCTCATCAGTAGCGTTATTTTCAAACGCAATGCTGCGCTGCTTCAATAACGCAATGATCGTTTCACGTTTCATTGGTTTGGGTTTGTTTGGGTTTAGGATTTTATCAATTGATACTGGGTAATCTTCTGCATTTTCACTTCTGGCTGATGCTGATGGATCAGCTGGAACGGCTACAAACGAAACTTCCATAGGTTCCCAATCTTCCGCACGGTATGTAGCGTATTGTTGTCCTTCTGTGCGAGGAATCTCCATGTACCTGTGAACCTTGTATCCAACAGATACATTTTTCTTGATGCCGTCTCGTATATCGTTAATCAACGGAAGCACTTCGTCATTGGAAGAAAAACGAACAATGCCTCGAGCTTGATTTCCAATAAACTTCACTTCAGTCATAATGCCAATCTGGTCATCAATACTCGCATAGTGATCTTTTAGAATGGGAAGGCCGCTGTCAATTCGCTCTTTGCGAATATGTTGCGGATCCATACTCAAAATTTCATAAAATGGCTCATCTGAAACACGCCAGTTCCGAGTCAAAACGGCATTATCGGTGGCAAAAACAACTTCTACCGTTCGTTTATTTTCATCAAAGGTAGAAACGTCAAACTGGGCGCGAACGCGCAAATCAGATACATTTCGGCTTTGATTGCGGTATGATAGCCCGTTGTTTAAATCCATTGGATGCAAATGTAAAAAAAGTTTTTTATTCAAATGCAAATTTTTTTATTTACCAGGCAATAAATTTAACAAATAGAACAGTTTTGACTTGATTACTAATTGCTCATGTTCATCATAAACCGGTTTGTATTTCTGTTCACTACCTGGAAAGTTTAAAGAAGAATCAACAACCTCTGAGCACAACATGTCGTTAAACATTTTTATGAAGTCCTGCATTTCGCTAAAGGATATAGCCCTTTTCCTCGGGGTAGCCTTTGGCTTTAGTGGTACTTTCTTAGTGTTTGGCATTGATTGTAAAGATAAGCAAAACATCAAAACAAGATATTCAACTTTGTGGTATAGCCATGTTTTTTATCAATCATTTTGAATCCTTGTTGAGGCCGCTCAAACGATGCCCCGATGCGCTGGGCGTATGCCGAATAACCAATTCCTGAGCCATTCACCATGCAGTCCTTGGTGGCTTCAAACAACTGATGATAGTGGCCCATAAAATTAAAGTCTGCTTTTATAGTGGTGTTGTACCTGCCAATGGCTTTGATGAGTGGAACCGTCAATCCTCCGATGCCACCACCATAGCTAATTGTATCCCCATGCCAAAAGCGGTTCACAAACCCGAACACATTCACGTAAGCAAAAAGCCCATCCGGCACAACGAACTCAAACCGTTTGTTGGTCTGGTAATAATCCTGAAGGTCTTTGTACATCATCCATTCGTAGCTGTTCTTATGCCCAGTGGACACCCTCGGCTTCTTGTTCGTTCGCCCATGGTTGCCATAATTACACACCACGACGATGCGCTCAAAATTACCATGCTGTGCGTAAAAATCTAACGCGCTTATGATGCGCTTCTTTGCGAAGCGTACTGCTTGTACAGGACTGAGATAATTGCTCTCTTCCAATTCTTCATGGATGTATCCCGTGATGAAGTCGCCACCAAGCCATATAATTGCCTGTTTTACCTCGCTGCTGTGCCGTTCCTTATGCACAAGCTTCATGCTATTTTGGATGCACCTAACCCATCTGTGTTCGGCTATCTCAAGGTTATACTCGTTTAACCCATTGATGGTTCGCGGGTCTATATTTTCCTCGAAATGCCAGTCGGATAACATAATCACCGGACATGCCTCGCTCTTGCCTTGGCTGAATAATGGCTCAATACAATGCACATCCACTCGCTCTCTGATAACAATCATTGCATCAAATCGCTTTTCGGCCTCCTCAAGTTTTACAAGAACGTGCTTGTATTTCTCGTTCAGTTGCCTTATTTTAGCCGATTCGCGTATAGCAGATACATCGCCCGCAACGCGCTCCTCTACCGTTAGTTCGCGCTTCTCTTTTTTGTCGGTATGCTTTTCTTGCGGATTTTTAATCTTCCAATAAGCAACCTTCAAGCTTTTATACTCAGGGTCTTTTGTACTTATGCCCAATGCTGCGGCTACCTGTTTTGTAGTCTTTCCTTCATAGTCAACAGATAAAACCTTTTCCCTCCAAGTCATTTTCTATGGATTTGGTTGCATATCGGTTCGGTTCAACCTATTAGGGTCAAATGCGGGATCAGACTCAGGAACTACATTTGCAGAAATAAACAACTCGTGGTCTGTTTTTAGCTCACGAATAACATCTTGAGGGTCCCTGCCTAATTTTCGTACTTGATTCTGCCAACTGTCCATTCCTGACCTAATCAATTGCTTCATGCCCTCAGTTTCCTTTACAGGATCAATCATCTCACGTCTTGGTGGTGTCCATGTAACAACTGATGCAGAACGGTATCCAATCAATTCCATTGCATCGCTAAACCATTGATAAACAGGTTGGCAAAACTGAGCAATCATAATGTTCTCTTGCCAACTCACAATGTTCCGGTGCATCTCGAGCCAGCCCATACGGCCAGAACTAAACGATGTGTTTGCAAGGTCGCTGGTTAAGCTTTCGTATGTAATCCCATATCCAATGGCAATGCTTTGCAATGTTGATTTTACATATTCGGCATATCCTTGAGTAGCCGGTGGGGCCGCAAATGATATACTTTGGCCTGGATTCAATGTCGTAACGCTTCCAGGTTCTATTCTATCAGGTACAGAACCCTTGCTATTTGAAATTCCGTTTGTATCCGTAACAAAAGCTGCAAAACACGCTGCAATCTTACGCCTCATCAACTCAGCGTCCTGATACTCATCCAAATCACGTACACGAAGAAATGCGCTCACGCCAAATGGAATACCACGAACTTGACCAGGGCGGTCTACCCGATAAACATGGCAAACATCCTCGGCCCGAACTCGAGAAGATTGAGGGTAAAGCGTTAATAACGGATCGCCAGGATGACGGTCAAAAATCCAATATGCAATTCGCTTACCGGTTTTATCAAACTCAACACCTTGCATAATCATGGTGCCGTCAGCCAACGTATCTTGAAACCTATTTACATCAAGGTAATCGGCCTCCAAAACCTGCAACTTGATAGAAATCTTATTCCGGTCCCTTGTACGACGACGAATAATTATGCACTCACCATCTTGGGCTACTGCTTTCATAATTTGCTCTTGCAAACCATAAAAATTCAACTGCCCATTGTAGTCGCAATCAGTGCTCTCGGCCCATGTTTTCCATTGATCGTTTATGCGACGACTCTGCAATTCGGATGTTCCAGTATGGGAAGGACGTATTCCAGGGCCAATGGTATTGGTAGCAATTACATGAACAGCACGTTGAGCGTAGGTATTGTTCCGAACTAATTCCCGAGACTTATTCCGAAGTTGAGTCAACGCATAAACGCTTTCAGCATTTGCAGAACCCGCATTTGATCCTTGCATGCCACCACGACGACCGTTCTGCGCTGCCTCATATCCACGAAGCATGTTGAAAGCCACCTTGGCTCGTTCGCGATTGAGAGCCCAAACAGGCGATATGGTCTGAATTACATTCTCAATTAGGCTCATTGGCTATCAAGAGGATATGCCCCCTTATTAAATGTTGGTGTGTTGATGTGAAGTTTTCCAGATACAATGCCAAGTTCTTGCTCCATTGCACCTTTAATCAATAACATTTCAGCAAGACTTCTGTATTCTACGGTCTTATCCCCATACTTAACAACTCTTGCACCTTGGGCAATAGATTGTTTAAGCGCATCGTAGTCAGTTTGAGTCCAAGCCATTATTGTTATCTTAAACGGTGTTAAATACTTTTCAATTTTGTCAAGGTATCCTGAGTTTCATCAAGCAATGCTTGGTACTTAATAACAGCCTCCACGTCGCCCTGAGCCTCGTGGGCCTTTACCATTGCCTGAAAATGCCGCAGCCTGTTCTCTGCTAATTCAATTAGTTGTTCTATTTTCATCAGATGACCATTTGTCGTTCGTGAATACTTGATGTGTTACCGATAAAGTACACGTAGGGGATAATGGTTGACCCATCGACATTAAGGTAAACGTATGCCGTGTTGCCCACGACAGCCGCGCCCTGCACGTTGTTGATACTACTCCAGCCATCGACCTCTCCTGTGGCCACGTTCAAGCGATACCAGCGCAAGGTGGCATCCTTCTGAATGTATATGAAGTTGCCATAGTATGCGTACTTCGTGCCTGTGGTGAACGTTTCCGCGTTCGGGGTATAGGTAACACCACTTACCCATGTGTTCGCCGCTATGTCGTAATAATCAAGCACCGCACCTGCACCACCTCGGAAGCTGTATATCCTTTGGCCATTGCGTATTGAGTTTTCAGTTGTCCAGTCGCTATCTGTAACACCCCAAACCCAGTTGCCACTCATTCCCGTAGAAGGAGCAGCCGCACGGGCCGCAGTAGGGCTTAAAGTCGTCCATGT